GAAAACGAAACCCGTTAACCTAGATTGGAAGGTTAATGCGAACTTGACTATCCGGAACAAGCTGGAATTCTTAACGCATGATAATCCCAATCCGGTACTGCGTCCTGCAGCATCAGGAATCAAGCGTGAATTAGTTCCATTCTGGACCAAGAAAGTGAATTCAGAAGGTAAGATATTACCAGCGCATCTGCTGGAACTGGAAATTGGATACAAACAGCGTGTATATTGGCAAAGATCTAACTACCAGTGGGAGCCGCTTAGAAAGATGTTACATGCATTTAGTGACACTTTACACTATGCGGAGGCGCCGCTGTTGTCAGAAGACGAGTTATCATCGTACATGCCTGTTAATCGGTTACAAGCGACTTCTTTTAGGTTCGACACGGAACGTGCCGATTTAAGTAAGTCCGCAGGGCTTCCAACTTTTGGAAGTAAACGTAATCATCTTGAAGGAATGAGGCAACATGCTGAAGTCATCAAGAGCAGAGGTACCTTGAACGAGATGTATCCTTCTTTCCCTGGTTATCGTACACAGCAGAGTCCACCAGAAGATCCCAAAGTACGAGGAATCAATATGATACCTGGTTCAACTTGGGTGCTGGAGCGTGAGGCGTGGCCAGACGTCTTAACGAAGGCAAGGGAACACTGGAATAAACCGGGTTCCGCTGTAGATTACATGCCACCTGAGGATACCTGGAAGCTATTTTGCATGATGGCCGCCGAATCGCAGTCTATAACTGTGATCGATAGTACGCTGTATGATACTACAGTCCATGCAAATGAAAACGAAGCTTCGGTTGAACTATTCGTGGGAAACTACGAGTTCAAAGAATTACTGAAGGAGTATTATAACTATGCAGAAATTCTCGTCCCATCTGGACATATTGAAAGAAAAGGAGGTATGTTGAGTGGTCGAACTGACACCAATTTTACAGACAGTTGGACAAATGTTGCAGACCTTATTCAGTCTGTTGGACCTATTCTTCGGTACTTCGTGGGATACCACGTTCGTGGTGACGATATTATCCTATATTGGAACACGCAAGTACGGAAAGATAACATCAAGGCACTTTCTACAAAGAGTAGGCGCACAATCAATCCGGATAAAAGCGACATCCGTCAGGATACTGCCTGGTTTGCTAAGTTATACTTGGATCCAGGTCTCGACGGTTGGACGAAGCCCGGCTTTCTTGTATGTAACAGCCTTATGTACAAGGAAAGGGAATCGGATGCGATTTCAAGTAGCAAGGAGTACGCGGCAATTGCTGCAACTAGCATTCTCTCTTCAATGGAGTACCATCCTTGGGGAGATGAGTTTCGGAACATTTATTGGAAACGATGTGATAAATATCCTATCCGAGATTTTGGGCGTAGAGAGCTGATCCCTGCGATGGAAGCGTACCAATCTGCTCATTCATGGCAGGTCGAACACGGCATCCTACCGCAAGACCCAGGAGAGGCGGTTGATAAGCTGAGAGCATCCTGGGCCGCTGAGACTAGCTAGAGTAGTTTTCGAG